GCCGCTGCCACCTGTTTTGCCATACGATTGCAAATTGACAATGCCATTGAACGAGGTGCTGATTTTGTGATAGTGGGTTGTACGTCCAGTGACAGAATGGATGTGGCAGTGACACAGGCTTTCACCAACTACGATTGTATCAAACTAAACAATATTTTATACACAGGATATCGCAGTGAAAGCGAACACAATATCAAGTCAAAAAACCCGCTGGTAGTGAGTGATGTGATAGAAAATATGCTGAACAAAAAGCACGAAACTGTATTGAGTGACCATCAACGTCTGGCAATCAAAAACTATGTGGCAGATTTGCACAGCAATAATTTAAAGCGTCAAGAAAATTACTTTGTTATATCCGACGGACTACGCAAACTTCAACAGCATCAAATACCTTTTTTGTACATACCACATGGCCTGGGGGCAATGGATTGGTCCTGGGTACAAAAAGTTTGGCCGCCAGACTGCCTGCCCTGCCAGATGCCAAATGGTCCTTTTGATTGGTATCGCAGTGTCACACACAACGATCAAGCCGCCCACGATGGATTTTTAAACACACTGCTGTCACTCACTGAAGATTGGAATTGAAAAGAATTTGCCATTGTGTCGCGATCAAATGCTTGACTTTTTGCAAAAAATACTGTAACATCACACTATGAGAATACTAACACTAGACAACACCTATTACGATCTAAATCAACTGCCCGAAGAAGTGGATGACATGCGTTTTGCCATACTTGACAATTCAAACCCAGCAGATCCAGACTATCACTTTATTCCGCTAATCTTTTTGGAATCGTTCAATGCTCCTGCCTTGGTATTGCGCATTGGGACCCAAACGATCAAAATGCCCATGGATTGGCAGATCCTGATTGGCGAACCTGACATTGGAGATCTAGAAGTGCTGCCACTGACTTCAATCAACGATCGTGGCTTTAGAGTGTTTCAATTCAATCCACTCAGCAGTTACAGACCCTCCTTCCCAGACATTGAAATACTAGACGTGTATCACGAAGTCAACTGGTACGCACCCAAACTCAAGAACGGCCAAATGTTGGCCGTGCCCTTAAACGATGACGCGGAACCTGACTGTGTGTACTTTGTAAAAGACGTCAGTCGTAACTGTGAAATCGTGGACTACAACAAGGCCTGGTAATGCAACTCAAATATGACAATCACAACATAGGCGGCGAAGTTGTCAAAGACAACGAAACGTACCTGCTCAAGGACAATCGAACTCTGAACAATCTTGTGCTGAGTTCTACAAAACTATATCGTGGGCAAGCCACCCGGGGTCACAGTCACCCAGGACAGGAAGAAGTCTACTTCTTTGTACAAGGCACAGGCATGATGATTGTGGACGAAGAACGATTCAGAGTCACAGGTGGTGACATAATTCTCGTGCCCGACGGTGCATTTCATCGTGTGATCAACGATGGTGAAATGCACCTATTGTTCAACTGTGTGTTTCAAGGCACAAGGAATCACTAATGGGCACACTCAAGCCAGGTGTCACTTATATCTACGAACGATCAGATGGCATTGTGTATGCTCGCGAGTCAGGTGCTGACCCCAGTACTCGACAAGTGGTTGGGTATGAGTCAGGCAGAGAATATGATCCAATTACTGGACACAAAGTAGATTACGATTCAAGAACAGCAGACGGCAGACCCCTACACGATCATATCATGGAAAACAAAATGTGGGGTGAGATTCGACGTGCTGCATCAACCAACCCCACTTTACAAGACGCACTGGATCGTGCTATAATGATCTATAAACTGAGCAAGACCGATGAGCGATAAACTAAACATTGCCAATGAAATGCGCCAGTTCGATCGCAAGAACAGAAACTTCTACGACGAGCTCACCCCCGAAGAGAAGAAAAAGTTTTCAAACTATCTCATGATACGCTGGGGATCAGCTGTGGAAGGCTCGCGTGAACTGCAAGAGTTTTATGTGATTGCCACCAATGAACGACTCAACAAGCATTTCTTTGATGTCAGCAAACACCCTAAACTACACTGGCTTATGGCCACGTCAGTGAGTCCAGACTTGGGCACACCAAGACATCCTTGGATTGCACCCAAGAAAAAGGAAGCAGGACTCAGTGCCAAACGCAAGGCATTGATGGCCATGTATCCCACCTACAAAGATGATGAAATTGATGTGATGTGTCAAATTACCACTCAAAAAGAAATTGACGCTTACAATCGTGCTGCTGGTGCTGACAAATGATTGAACACGTGGTGGTCAACGGCTGTAGTTACATGCATGGTTATGCTCAAGGTGGAGGACACATTGATCTAGCTCGCCGCCTGGGGTTTATAGGCAAATTCAATATACCACAAGCATCAACCTTGGCCATTGGTGGCAGTGCCAACTCCAGAATATTACGCACAACTCTCAAACACAGCTATCAAGCAACACAGCCCACACTGTATGTGCTGGGCATGACATTTTTGTCAAGACTGGAAATACCAATCTGCGAGCCAGAAAACGATTTTGAAGGTCGCTGGGTAAACCCACAGAACCAAGAATTCAAATCACGATGGCAATATGAGTGGACAAAAAAGGATTCAGATCAGTTTGTAGAAACCAAGCTCAAAAGCGAAATATATTCTGTACTGGATCGCATAGAAGATCTCATGTATCGCATGTTGACCACCATCACTGACTTAAAAAGTCGCGGACATCGGGTGGTCATGTTTCAACAGGCCGACAACTTGTATCAACAGTATCTGGACAATCCCAGACTGGCCTTGTTTGATCAGCCTGAAATTGTGGAAAAATTTCGATGGCGTGCCACTGCCTGGCAAGCCGAACAAGGAGTACTGCCAAAAGATTATGGACCCAATGCACCACATGTGCCACCGGACATGACACATCCGGCTGGCGGGCACCACCAAAAACTCAATGAATACTTGACAAACTACATTCAAGAGCGTAAACTATTAGCATGAGCTTTGTGTGCGAGTACTGCAAAAAAACCTTTATCAAAGAAACATCACTGGTGGTGCATTCCTGCGAGCCCAAACGTCGTAGACTGGCCAAAGACGAAGCAGGTGTGCGCATGGGATTTCAAGCCTACATTCGGTTCTATGAAACCATGCAAGGCTCAGCAAAAAACAAAACACACGATGACTTTTGTGAATCACCATACTACCGGGCATTTGTGAAGTTTGGCAACTACTGTGTAAACACTCATGTGATTGCACCCGCAAGGTTCATGACCTGGTTGTTAAAGGCACAGAAAAAGATTGATCACTGGTGCAGTGACAACATCTACACTGAATACTTGATAGAGTACTTGCGTGTGGAAGCAGTGGATGATGCACTGGCTCGAGCAATAGAACACAGCATGCGTTGGGCAGAGGAAACAGGCAATCCACCACATGACTGGATGCGCTATGGCAACACCAATGCCTTGTGCTATGCAGTCACAGCCGGACGGATCTCACCTTGGGTGATTTACAATTCGGAGTCAGGGCAAAAGTTCTTGAGTGAACTCACAACTGAACAAGTGGCCATGGTCTGGCCCTACATTGATAGTGACGCTTGGCAAAAGAAATTCACAAACTACCCAGCAGATCAAGAGTACGTGAAAGATATACTGACAAAAGCAGGATGGTAACATGATTAGAAACATCACAGCCGGGCAAGGCATATACATTACCAACAATGGTCACAACATGCCCTATATTGACATGACTCGCGCCAGTGCTGGCATGGTTCGATACAATAACAATAACTTGGAAATTTACGACGGTAGCAGTTGGCTGGTCATGCAAAGCAGTTATCCACAGGTGGAACTCAGCGGTGATGTACAGGCAGTGATTAACTGGGCTAGAACAAAAATGGCAGAAGAAACTCAATTGCTAGAGTTAGCAAAAACTCACCCTACAGTGGCAGATGCCTTGTTGGCTAGAGATCGTGCAGAGGATGCTGTTAAAATTGCAGCCGCATTGTGTAAAGTATGAGCGCAGACATTGACCTAGACTTTGCCGACAGAGATTCAGTGCTGAAATTGATTCAGCATGTGCCTGCACGTTTGGGCACAGGTCGCCGGCACAACTCTGGAGTGTATGTCACTGATATTCCCCAGGATCCAGTAAACCACTGTGCTGCCATAGACTACGACGAAGCAGAGCAACGTGGGTATTTCAAACTGGATTTCTTGAACATGAGCGTTTACAACTTGGTGCAGAACCCTGAGCACTATCAACAGATGTTGAACGCAACACCTCCATGGTCTCGACTGTGGACAGACGGACCTTGGGCCTCTCAACTGGTACACGTGGGCAACTACACAGATTTGCTGAAAAAGATGAAACCAGATTCGATACCCAGGATGGCTGCTTTTATCTCAATCATTCGCCCAGGCAAAGCACACTTGCAAATGAAACCCTGGGCAGAAGTGTTCGAGTCAGTATGGGATGGTGACGAAAGTCAGGGCTACACATTTAAGAAAAGCCACGCAGTTTCCTACGCGGCCCTGGTGGCATTGCACATGAACCTGCTCAATCAATCCGTCGAACCAGTGTAATTGATTTGCGCTTGCCTTTTCTGCGCACTATGTCCAGCAAGCTACAGGCAGGGCCGTGCAGGATTTCTAGATCTTTGTTGACAAAAGTGCGCAGAGTGTATCTGAATTGTTCCCAATCGTTGCGCAGAAATATGTTTATGGGTATGGATCTGTTGCTTTCCCACCACCAGGTGTTGGCCAATTCCAAGAACAACAACTTAGATTCCTGGTCAGTCACTGCCCCAAAGTCGTAGATGGTGGTGACCACATCGTCCCTGTTTTGTATTACCCCCACATATTCTGCATTGGCATACAAGCACAGAGTGATGAAAGGATATTTTTCTGTTAATTTGTCAAAGATGTTGTTAGCCATTGCGGTTATTTATGGACAGCAAATTTTGGATAAACTAAATATATCATGTATTCCACCACCGCTTATCTGTATCAACAACTTGTACGAGTACTTTTAGTAGACACCAGCGGCGGCTACTTTACAGCGAGGTACAACCCAGTGTATGCAAAACAACTAACAATCAACAAAGGCGTGGACAATGTTCTACTCTTTGAATTTATCAATCAAGACGAAAAGCCAGTGAACATTGCAGGTTCCAGTTTTGTTTTCCGTGTGGTAAATCAAGCAGGAGACGAACTGTTGATTACCAAGCCCATGGAAATATTGAGCTCGGCTCTGGGGCGAGTCAAAGTTGTACTGAATACTGAAGACACTATCAACATCATGGCTCAGCCTGCCAGTTACAGCATTCAACGCTCGGCTGGCAACTATGTGCAGGCTGCTTACACAGATGCCAACTCACAAGCTCGTGCAGACTGCAACATTGTGGACAGCGTGTTTCCACAGTTTGTGCCCAGCGCAGAATGCACTGTGCCTGACATGTATGGCAAAAACAACTATGTGGGCACAGCGCCAAGCAGTTGGCCAGACTGGGCTAACAATCCTCAGCCGCAAAACTCAATTCAAATGACTGAGTTTTATAGCAGCTACATGCCTACCAATGGTTCCAGCCTGACCACTGTTAAATTTGATCTTGTGGGCTACACCGGCACAGTCAAAGTACAAGCAGCTCAAAACTACGAATCCATTTGGTACAACGTGTCAGAAACTCGCGAGTATCTCAGTGAAACTGTGAGCGACTATTTCAACATTGTGGGCTTTCACCCACTGCTGCGCCTGGCCCTCAACAACTCAATTGGTTACGGCGCCACTGGTAATGTACAGGTCACAGATGGAGTGGTCACTGGTATTACCATTACCAATGCTGGCTACAATTATATTGCACCACCGCATATTCAAATTCTCGGCAACGGTTCGGGCGCAGAAGCCACATGTACCATTGGCGACAACAGCCAAATTTCTGGAGTGACCATTGTGAATGGTGGTTCTGGATATGTGCCATTCCAATTCCAAGGCGGCACCTCTGCCACTGCAATATTCACCAACGGCAAGATTGAAAACGTCCAGTATCGTTGATTCTGTGTAACTGATGTGTTATACTAGCTAGATGCTTGATGTCCTCAGTTATTTGCCTGCCAAAAGAAAGCCCAGCCCACAGGGGTGGCTCAGCTTCAATGCAGTTTGTTGCACCCACAATGGTAACTCGCAGGACAAGCGTGGTCGTGGTGGCATCAAAGTAACCGAACAAGGTTGGAGCTATCACTGCTTCAATTGCTCATACACAGCCAGTTTTGTGTTGGGTCGTACAGTCAGTTTCAAAGCACGACGACTGCTGGGTTGGATGGGTGTACCGGACAACGAAATTGAAATGCTCAATCTTGAAAGTCTGCGGCATCGTAACATACATGGTATCTTGGAAGATCGTCAACGAGTATTCAACTCTCTCAGTGCTATTGAGTTTGAGGAGTCCGAAGACTTTCCGCCTTGCACAGAAATAGTCACTCCAGAGTTTCCGCTGTATTGGGACTACATTCGCAAACGAGGTGTGCCCGAAGACTTCCCTGTGATGACTTCGATCAAGACTGATGGTGTTCATTGGACAAGACCGTTTGTGTTGATTCCATTCACCTACGACAACAAAATAATAGGTTGGACTGCTAGATTTCTAGACAACAAGACGCCCAAGTACATCAATCACAGCCAGCCAGGCTATGTGTTTGGCACAGACTTGCAACACTCAGACTGGAACCATGTGATTGTGACTGAAGGCATATTTGATGCACTCAGCATTGGTGGCCTGGCAGTGATGCACAATACCATCAGCGACAGTCAAGCCAAGCTGATTCGCAGTTTAAGCAAAGAGGTCATTGTAGTACCTGACCAAGACATGCCGGGTATGGAACTGGTAGACCGTGCAGTTGAGCTGGGCTGGAGTGTGAGCATGCCGGAATGGCCAGACCATGTCAAAGATGTCAATGACGCTGTGATTGAATACGGTCGACTGGGAGCCTTGCTAACTATAATGCAATCAAGAGAAACTAGCAAAATCAAAATTGAACTAAGGAAGAAGCAACTTGTTAAAAGAATACGGACTTGAAGTCCAAAGATTATTCCTGGAAATGATGCTGGAAGATGCACAGAGCTATGTGCGTGTTCAAAACATCTACAACCCGCAGAACTTTGACAAGAGTCTGCGCCCTGCGGCTGAGTTCATCAAAGAACACTCAGACAAACACAAGACCATGCCAGACCGCACACAGATTGCAGCCACCACCGGCATCAAACTGCAAGCAGTGCCAGATTTGAATGAAGGTCACTTTGACTGGTTTATGGGCGAGTTTGAAGCATTTACCAAACGTCAAGAACTTGAACGTGCTATTTTGAAATCAGCAGACCTGCTGGAGAAAGGCGAATTTGAACCCGTTGAAAAACTCATCAAAGATGCAGTACAGATATCACTCACTAAAGACATGGGCACGGACTACTTTGCTGATCCTAAGTCTCGCATTGAAAAATACTTCAACTCGGGCGGACAAGTAAGCACAGGTTGGCCACAACTGGACAGATTGCTGTATGGTGGTTTCAGTCGTGGTGAACTAAACATTTTTGCAGGCGGTTCTGGTTCAGGAAAATCGCTGGTGATGATGAACATTGCGCTGAACTGGCTACAGCAAGGGCTCAGTGGGGTGTACATCACCTTGGAACTGAGTGAAGAACTCACCAGTTTGCGAACTGATGCCATGTTAACCAACATGAGCACCAAGGACATCCGTCGCGACATGGACACAACTGAGCTCAAGGTCAA